TCCTTGGTCTACGTGCTGGGTAGCAGCGGCATACACGTCAATTACTTTTTCAGGCCCAATCTCGTATGCATCCTCAAAGTACTCTAAGTTATCGTTAGTCATGTGAGGTGCTGGGTAGTATACCCTTCCAAGCTTACCCTCTTTACGAACCTCAATGGCTGCAGCAATTGGGTGAATGGAGCTAGTACTGTTGTTAATGTAGCTAATTGATCCTGTAGGAGGTACAGCCTGCAAGTTCTGGTTGTAGATACCGTGTTTCATAACAGACTTCTTTAATTTTTGCCAGTCCTCTTGATTGGGAACGTGGATGCTAGAGTCTTTAAATAATTTAGCAACCTTCTTTGTAGCTGGCTTCCATTCTTGTTCAGTGTACTTGTCAAAGAACGTACCGTTAGCATAATCTGAGTTCTCAAAGTTATCGAACGGCGAACCTGTCTGCTTCGCAAGTGCGTTACTTGCTTTAAGTGCGTGGTATAGGACTGTGTAGAAGTAGATGTTTGTAAAGTCGATTGACTCTTCATCTCCATAATGCATTCTCTCTTTTCCGAAATAACCATGTAGATTCATTTGTCCAAGACCGATAGCACGTGACTTACGATTGCCCTCTGCAACAGACATAACGGATTCTATATACGATAGCTCCGAGACCGCTGTTAATGACTTAATGGCTACTTCAATCGTTTTGCCAAAGTCTGGTGACTCCATGGCCTTTGCTATGTTCAATGAACCTAGGTTACAACTAATGTCTTTTCCGATCTCTTTATAACTTAAGTCATCGTTATAGGTGGTCGGAGTATTTACCTGTAAAATTTCAGAGCATAGATTAGACATATTAATGCGTCCATCAATAGGGTTGGCATTGTTTACCGTGTCTTCATATACAACGTATGGATATCCTGACTCAAACTGGAGTTCAGCTACCCTTTGAAAAAAGTCTCTTGCTTTAATCTTTGATTTACGAATATGTGGGTTGTCAACCATCTCCTCGTATTTTTCGGTTACAGAAAGATCTGACATTGGCACCCCGTAAATGGCGTGTACGTCGTAAGGACTGAACAGGTACATGTCCTCATTGGTCTTTGCCAACTCAAGAGTAATGTCTGGAACTACAACACCGATAGACAAAGTCTTGATTCGAGTCTTCTCATCAGCGTTTTCACGCTTGGTGTCAAGAAACTTCATAATATCTGGGTGGTGAGCGTTTAGGTAAACAGCACCTGCACCCTGTCTTGCACCCAACTGGTTTGCATAGCTGAAGCTGTCTTCCAGAATTTTCATAACAGGGATTACTCCTGAAGACTGCCCTTCAATCTTTTTAATTGGTGCACCTGTTTCACGGATGTTGGTTAGGTTTAGCCCAACCCCTCCACCACGTTTTGATAGCTGTAAAGATGAGTTAACTGCCCTAGCAATAGACTCCATGTTGTCTTCTGTACGAAGAAGGAAACATGAGACAAACTCTCCCCTCTGAGCTTTACCTGCGTTTAGAAATGTTGGAGTTGCTGGCTGGAAGCGGCCAGTAATAATTTCTTCGATTACATCTTTAGCAAGCTTTTTGTCACCTCTACCCAGCATCAAACCGTTCATTACGATACGATCCTCGAAACGCTCAAGGTATCTTTCTCCATCGAAAGTCTTTAGTGCGTATGAAGTATAGAACTTGTAAGCTCCTAGGAATGTAGGGAACCTAAACTTAAAACTGTAAGCAAACTTAAAAAGATTTTTAATATCTTCAAACTTATACTGATCAATTAGGTCTTTATCGTAATAACTATTTTCAATAAGATAATCAATCTTTTCTTCTAGACTGTGAAAGAATACAGTGTTCTGGTTTACGTGGTCTAGGAAGTACCTGCGAGCTGCCTCCTTGTCCTTATCAAACTGAATTTTCTGATTCTCATCATACAAATTTAGCATTGCATTTAATTCGTGATAGCTATAGTTATCCATAAAGCAGCTCCAACCTTTCTTTTATTCTTGCTACATCTTCGTTTGTTCCAAATATTTCAACTCTACCGATGATTGGAACGCCAGTTTTTGCAGATATTAATTCTGCTGCCTTGCAAAAGTTATCTCCAAAGTTAGTGTTGCCAAAGCCTACAACACCACGGAGTTTTTCTCTGTTCTCAGGTACGTTTAAAAAATGTCGAACCTGTCGGGGTATAGCAGACTTCTCACTACCCCCGCCATAAGTTGGAACAAAAAGTACGTACCCACTGCCACTATAAACGGCACTGGGATCAGTGCTAGGACTAATAGGAATCCTGGTTCCATCTGTTTCTAACCTCTCTACAAACTTTTTAGTGTTACCGCTATGATTTGAGAAATAAACTATATCAATAGGTAACATCTATTCTAACTCCATTTTTAAAAATTATTACAACATGTTGAGGCGATCTAGATAATCACGCACATCATCTGGCATTTCTTTGGGTTTATATTCTATCACATTATCTTCTTTGTAGTCAACTCTATCCTTTGGCCTGTCCTTGAAGGTATGGATTTCTACCTCGACATCATTATGCTTGAGCGTATGTGATATAGCACCAAAGGCAGCTCCACACACTGCATCTGCAAGGTCTTTAGACTTTTTACGAGGGTGGTCAACCCTGTTGTTTGGCATAATCTTAAGCTCTGACATTTCCTCAAAGAGCAGAGGAATGTTTGGCATTGCAATGCGATCTTCGTAGATAAGCATAGCAAGGTCTTCATAATGCTTTTTAGCCACTGATACAGTGTCTGTTTTGATACCTACTGCCTTAAGCTCATTCTGAATGTCAAATGATTGCCAGCGGTCAAAGCTGACTTGTCCTATGTTAAATCCTAACCTTCTTAAATTCTGAATCCACTGCTTAACTTCTGAGAGGTTGACTGGACCTTCTACCCTTGGCTCCCACCATGCAACTGCATCTACAACAACGATAGGAACAATCTGTTCGTAGTCCTTAACAACTTTGATGTTAACCCATTTATCTACGTGGGCAATGGCTACTGCACACTTGTCGTGTCGTTGTGCAAGGTCAGCATGTACGTAGTAAGTGTGATTAGGATCAGGGGTAAATCCAGCGTCAAACCTTCTAAAGTTGTCTACTGGATTTCGGAGAGTCATAGAGTCTTGCAGCTTTTCTCTTTGCTTAAAGAATGCGTCGCTAGAGTATGTTGGCACACAAGCAAAACGCATCATCGCATCTCCAAGGTCTGTGTAAAATGCCATCTTGAAATCATCTATTTTACGAGTAGGGTTGACATCCCAGGTAGGTCTTTTAAGTGCATAGGCCCCTGGAATTTTGTATGAAATAATGTGGTCTTCGTCCCACTCAATGGTAAGCTTGTTTCCCTCTGCATCTTCTGGCAAGTCTGGGTTAATCACAAAAGTATGGGATTTTGTCACAACTTCTTTTTCATTAATTACTGCATCGTATCTTGCAGATATAAAGTCTCCTGGATACCTTGGAAAAGAAAGCATGATGACTTTGCCGAGGTCTGGGAATCGAGAGTCTACAGTAGCACGGAATGCTTTGTAAATATTGTCAGCTGTCTTGCCCTGCTCATTACCAGTTCCTACCTCGTTGGCAAAACCAGAAATCTCATCTAGCACTGCTACTAAAAGGTTTAAGCCCTCGTGGGACTCACGTTCGGAGTGTCCAGAATAAACAGTAACAGACTTGTCAAACTCAATGCTATCTGTCTTTGCATAAGATTTGCCTGCAAACCAAGGAGACCTTTCAATTTTAGTTTTAAGACCTTTAAAGAAAACGTTCTTAGCCTGCTGTGCGTTAATGGCTACGTTAAGAATATCAATAGCATCTCCTGCTGGCTTTCCATAGTATCTTGCTGGATCTTTTAGACAGAGTAGCTTATAAACGATAAATGCTACTGCTACTGTTGAAACAAAGTCTTTACCGCTACCCTTGCCTAACTGAAGGATGGCCTCGTTTTTGGTGTACTTTTTATGATACTGTGCTCCTTCTGTAGCACCCATAACTCTTTCAAGGTCTTCTTTATAATAAATTTGACTCATAGCTCGTACAATGTCGTACTGAGTTTCTGATAGAACTGGTTGGCCCAGGTAGTCTGGAGACTCTACAAACTCTTTAACATCGACAGGAATTTCTTCAAACTGATCGTCTTGTAGGGCTTCCAGGAAATCATCAAACATTATTCATCCTCTTTGTGGACTATCGTAACGGCCTCTCCGTTATCAGATACCTCAGAAAGTCTTCTCATAATTTCATCTCTAATCTCTGGGTAATCGCTAGCAATGTCTTTAAGAATGTTTACTAGAACGTCTTGCTTTCTTTCTAGTTCCATCATTTCATCAGCCAGCTCTTTATTCTCAAGAAGTCCAGCCTTTTGCAACATGTCGATTCTCTTAGACTCTAGATCCATTACAAGCTTAATGGCACCTGACTTATTCCTAAGATCTCCGTTTGTGCCCGCTTCATCAATCACCTCATATGCCTGAGAGATTAGCTTGCTGTAGTGCTTATCTGCTGCAGCCAAAGCCTCTTTAGCTCTTGCCCTAATTGCAGCATTGTCAGCGGCCATGTGTTGCCACTCTGTGATTAAAGAAACAACCCTGGTCCTAGGAATCTCTAGTTGTTTAGAAATTTTGGTAGGGTCATTTCCTTTAAGATATTCTTCGACAACCTTGTTTACTTCGTCAAGATGCTTGACTAGGTTTTCTTCAGCTGACATTTTTCTTTACACGCTTTCTAGGTATACGTTTAATTCTATCAAACTTGAATGATCTTTGCACACCAGACTGCATACCCTTGCTTCCTCTGTGTACCTCAAAGCAATCTATCCACTGTGCACCAGTTTCTTTGTTGGTTACTACGCTTGCAAACTTAAATTTGATTCCGTACTCACCACGCACTTTGAATAAGTCTCCTGGCCTTAAGGTATCATTAAAATTTGGAAAAGCATACTCATACTCTCTGGCAAAGTTTGTCTCTGGAAGTGTAACCTTTTTGCGTCTACCCATTATCTCCTCGATTTCTTTAGTCCGAATTTTGCAAGATATACATATATAGTTTCTACGCTTGCACCGCTTTCCTTGGCAATCTCCTGTGGTGTCTTCTTATCCATAAGATATCTTTTCTTTAGCCAAGCTTCTGATTTATAAAGTTTACCAGACATAGTACCTCCTGTCAACCTTTCTCTATCTTAGACCAGTTGTTAATTGCATAGTGACCAACGCCAATAGCATCTGCAACATCGTCATCTTTTACGTCAATATCATAATAAGTATTAACAAAGTTAAGGGTTCTGGTTTTCCTTAATTCTCTCTCAAGCTTTTTATGAAAAGACTTTGATTTATCTGGGTGATCTTCTATTATCTTTTTACGATCTTCTGGCTTTAGTTTTCCGTTGCCTATAAAGGTTTGCCAGGTAATTGGGTTGATCGCACCTGCTGTTCTGATACCGCTTCTACCAGCAGAGCCAAGCAAAGA